GTCCTTCTAACTACACCAATAAATCTTACTATGATCACCATAACGCGGTAAAGACAGGCGATGCCTTCTACCGCGATCACGTTTATTTTGATGGAGCAGCAGCGTGACAGATAAAGAATCAGTGAAGGTACTTCAAGAGTGTGTAGAGCTGCAGCTCAAGAAGTCTCAGGACTATCAGAATCCCAACTCGAACGTCGTCCAGGCCATGCACTATCGTCGCGGCGTAGACTCAATCCACGACATCATGCAGGGTAAGATGTATCGCGCTCAGTCTCTCCTTGAGTCTGGTCGTATGAACGATGCAAACTATGAGTCGCTCGAAGATACCTATAAAGACCTCATCAACTACGCGTCGTTTGCAGTGGCTTGGCTCCGCGGCGGCATCGAGGGTCAGCGCGCCGATCGCGACATGTTCAATAATAAGATCAATACAGAAAAAATGCCAGCTCTTAATCTAATCAACAAACCGGGTAATCTATGATGCATCTTCGCAACAGCGTAGCTGACGTACGTCAGACGTTTAAAGAACTAAAAGCACAAGAGATCTACGTCACTGATAAGACCGGCGTGAAGATGCTCGAGATCGTCAATGCCTCTTTCATCGCAGACGAGCCGGCCATCTTTGGCAAGGTAAACTACGACTACGTGCTGCGCGAACTTAAGTGGTATGAGTCTCAGTCCTTGAACGTCAACGATATACCTGACGGTCCGCCTGAGATTTGGAAGAAGGTAGCAGACCCTGATGGCTTCATCAATTCAAACTATGGCTGGTGTATCTGGTCAAGTGATAACAGATCTCAATATGAGAATGTTCTTAAAGAACTTCGTGCAAATCCAGAGTCTCGTCGTGCTGTCATGATCTATACTCGGCCTTCCATGCACAAAGACTACTGCTTTAATGGTCGTTCAGACTTCATGTGCACAAACACTGTGCAGTACATGATTCGAGACGACGAGCTGCATGCTGTAGTCCAGATGCGCTCTAACGACGTCGTGTATGGATATAAGAACGACTTTGCTTGGCAAGAGTTCGTGCTGAGCAAACTAGCCAATGACTTAAACGTAGATCCAGGTACTATTCACTGGAACGTCGGCAGCCTGCACGTCTATGAGAGGCACTTCGATCTTGTCGTATAATTGGACATTGAGATATCTAGATCTAGCAAAGCACATATCTTCTTGGTCGAAAGATCCAAGCACTAAGATAGGTGCCGTCGCTGTAGGTGAAAAAGGTCAGATACTCGCGCAGGGATACAACGGCTTTCCGCGCGGCGTAGAAGATACAGAGGAGCGTCTCAACAACAGGGAAGAAAAGTATAAGTTCGTCGTGCATGCCGAGATGAACTGCATATATAATGCTACGCTCAACGGAGTAAGTCTCGATGGTGCAGATCTTTATGTTTATGGGCTTCCTGTTTGTTCTGAATGCGCTAAGGGAGTTATCCAGGTAGGTATCAAGAACGTCTTCATATGCCATCCTACTGACATCAATCCCTATTGGGAAGTGTCTTATAATAGTACTAAGAACATGTTTAAAGAAGCCGGTGTAAATGCATTTAGACACAACATCGATACCGGAAAAATGATCGACGTAACCCATACGATAACAGACTATTATAATGACTAAGGTACTCATAGTCGGTATCAACCCATCTAACTCTAAGAGCGTAAAGCCGTGCATAACACTCAAGAGGCTGTATCGCTGGGCAGATGAGCTCGGCCTACAGTTCTTTTCTTTTGTGAACTGCATCAGCAGACCTGGCTCATACACTTTCAAAGACGTAGAGTTTGATCTATTAAGTGAGTGTGTCAAGGGATACGACAAGGTAATAGCGCTGGGCGGCTTCCCATCTAAAGCCCTGCAAAAAATGCATATCAGCCATTACGCTATGCCGCATCCTTCTGGGCTAAATAGAAGACTGAACGATAAACAATATGAGAAACACGTTATAGGTGAATGTGATGAGTACCTCAGGTCTTAAAGTACTAGTAACTGGAGTCAATGGATACATCGGCTCGCACACTGCAAAGGCTCTGTCAGAACACGGCTTTACAGTAGACGGTATAGATAATAAAACACATAAGATGAACAAGCCTCGTAAGTACCTGCGCTACTACGAGAACATCGACATTACAGACTATAACAACGATAAGTGGTACTCATTAAAGCACGGCGCCGGAAGATACGACGTCGTAGTTCATCTGGCAGGACTCATTTCTGTAGAAGAGTCTACTAAGATCCCTACTAAGTACTTTGAAGTCAACACTAAAGCCACCGAACATCTTCTCGAGTACATTGAACCGAATAACTTCATCTACGCTTCTACAGCTGCTGCGTTTGATCCAGTCTCTCCGTACGCTCAGTCAAAGTTGATGTCTGAGAACATCATAAGAGAAAAAGCATACAACAATACTATCTTTCGTTTCTTTAACGTAGCTGGAAACGACGGAGAGTTTGGCCAGGTCGGAGAGGCTACACACCTGATTCGGATCGCTGCAGAGACCGCAGCCGGTAAGAGATCTAGCATGAAACTATACGGTACAGACTGGAACACCCCAGACGGTACCTGTATACGCGACTACATCCACGTGCAAGATCTAGTTGACAGTATTGTGAAAGCAGTATATAATCCACTTAATACGGAGTACGAGTGTCTCGGTCGCGGCAAGGGAGTCTCTTGCAAGGAAGTCATAGAGATGATGCGCGAAGTGTCGAATGTAAACTTTAGAGTAGTTGAGACCGGCCGTAGACCCGGCGACGTAGAGAGACTCGTCGTAGATAAACCATCGCAGCTCTTAGAATGTAAGAGAAACTTATTTGACATGTGCCGATCTGCCTATGAATTGGAGTTAAAGAGATGAAAAAGATTTTGATTACCGGTATGAACTCGCTTCAGACTCGGCGTGATGGGTTCTTAAAGCAGGAGCTGCAAGTAGTACCGTCTCACTACGCGGTAATCCGAGTGCTCGAGGATATGGGCTACGAGGTAGAGCAGCGTCCGGTAGAACTCGGTGAAGACCTCAGTAAGTACGACGAAGTCATCGTCTACATCCACAGCATTCAGGCTTTCTGCCAGAGACTCTACAGCGGTCTTTATGCCATCAGCCAGCGACCCGACTGCATCGTGGCATTCGATGACTGGCAGATCGATCAGATCTATTCGAGCTTCAGTCAGTATCTACGCGATCTAGAAGACGTTACTAGTGACAAGGCTTTCCGCGAATACCTTCTCGAGCTCTATCAAGGCAAAGAAGATAAAGAGACCATCGAGTCGTACACCGCTGAATACATCGAAGCATGTAACATTATTCTTTCTAAGAACAATCGCTTGCTAGTGTCTGCGTTCGACCACAGCGATCTCAGCCTGCTCAATCTCGGCTGGCAAGAAAATCGCGTGTTTAGATTCAATCCTAATCCATACCACCTCAACCGTACTCCTGATAACAACTACGGTGAGGCCGGCGGTGGACTCGGAGCTTTTATGGATAACAGCGTAGGATCAGAAAGCAAGATCCGTGAGTGGAACTTCGCTTCACTCGTGCAGAAGAAGACTCGTAAGTGGCTCAACCAGCAGAACGCCAAGTGGAAGATTAACTTCTACGGTGCTCGTCGCGGTGAAGAAGTAAAGCAGCTACGCCTGACTGAGTTTGAGATGTGCCGAGTCTATAACCTTCAGTGGGGTTGTCTGATGCCGGGTTATTTCCATTCCGGTTCTGGATGGTGGCGCGCCCGTCCTCTTCAAGTAGCAGATGCAGGATCGATCTTGATCTGCGACGATAGGGAAGGCGCGGTGTACGGACAAGCATATACCGGTCTCACTGCAGACAGGGTAGAAGGTATGTCCCTTGAAGACCTTATCAAGACTGCTAGGTGGCAAAAAGAGTGTCTGTATGAAAAGCACCCGCTCGATAAAGCGACGACACGCAGAGAGCTATCGGCCATCTTGGAGGCGTCGAAGTGAAGAACTTTCTCGTAGTTGGAGCCGGCTTATCAGGACTGACTATCGCCCGTGAACTCGCTGATGCCGGTCATAGAGTCACCATCATAGACAAGCGAGACCACATCGCAGGCAACGCCTATGACTACATCAATCACCACGGAATTCGTATTCATAAGTACGGCCCACACCTCTTTCATACTAATAACAAAGTAGTGTTTGATTACCTTTCACGCTTCACTGAGTGGGTTCCATATGAGCACCGCGTAAAGGCTCAGCTGTCTGACGGGACCTACGTGCCGTTCCCTCCCAATCGCGTTACAAAGCAGGTCGTAGAAGACGTAGTCGAGACTTTCTATCGCCCGTATACGAAGAAGATGTGGGGTAAAGATCTAGAAGAAGTAAGTCCATCTATTCTTCAACGAGTTCCGGGCCGCGACGATGATGAAGACCGCTACTTCCCAAATGATGAGTTTCAGTACATGCCAAAGCATGGCTATAACTACATGTGTGAGAACATGCGAGACCATGATAACATCGCTGTACAGCTGCGTATATCTTTTGAAAAAGACTTTGAGGATGGATTCGATCACGTCTTCAACAGCATGCCGATAGATGAGTACTACAACTTCGAGTTTGGTGAGCTTGAGTACCGCTCGATCAAGTTCCATACAATGAACATTCCGGCCGTTCGCCTTCTACCATCGACTACGGTAAACTTTACTAATGATAGCAGGTATACTCGTGTAACTGAGTGGAAGAACATCCCACTTCATGGATGGAACGATACGCACACTACATTGACATTTGAAGAGCCATGTGACTATAGAGATAATAACATGGAGCGCTACTATCCTGTAAACGACTATATAAATAAAGAGCGCTATCTAAAATACAAGGCCATCGAAAATTCAAAGACTACTTTCATCGGCCGCTGTGGACAGTATGTATACATAGATATGCATCAGGCAGTAAACTCTGCTCTTCGTATTGCAATGGATCATAAGTGAATGACATTTAAGCACGCATCAATCATACCACTCATCGGCGGCGAGACACTTGGGGCTGAGAAGGCCTTCGGTACTCGCCCTGAATTTCTATTATCATTTGAAGCATTTTGGCCTAATGACCAACACATAGTAAATTATTATAACAACGAGGTACCTTACTACGTCCTTGATAAGGGAGACAATCCCCATACCAGCGTAGACGTTATTGGATCTGTCTGCCCGTGCGCCGGCCTTTCACAGATGTCTCACGGCTTCGGCGATCATAATGAGAACAACAAGTGGCTGCTCGAGACTACGAAGTACGTCTTACAGGACCTAAAGCCAAAGGTACTGTGGGGTGAGAACGCTCCGGGGTTTGCCGGAAAGATCGGCGACAACATTCGCAACACGATGTACGGTATGGGCAGAGATGCCGGATACAGCATGACTGTATATCGTACTCGCTCTCTGCTGCATGGGGTACCTCAGGTTCGCGAGAGGTCTTTCTACTTCTTCTGGCAGGGTGATAAGACTCCAAAGCTAAACTGGTACAACCGTCCGTACAAATCAATTGAGCAGACTATTCTCGATGCAAGGGGCAATACGCTGCAGGAACCCATCAACAAGAAGATTCCATCGCAGGACCCATACTATCGCTACATCCTCGAAGAGATCAACGGTGGCATGACTCATAAAGACTTTTCTGCTCAGCTCGAACCTGGTCGGGCCCGAGGCAACGATACCTTCGCGTACATCGAAAAGTCAGGTCGCGACTACAAGCAAGTATCTGAGTGGATGGAAGCCAACGGTTATGAGAGAGAAGCTGCCAGCTGTATTCGTAAGTATGAAAAGCTAGCTGCTGGTGGATCTATTATGCGTCGCGGTACAGTAGTTCCAAAGGACTACATCGGCGCCTTCGTCGGTCACTATCCAAAGTGCTTGACGCATCCCGTAGAAGATCGATATATAACATGGAGGGAAGCACTGACTATCATGGGCCACCCCGACAACTTTGAGTTGCTCGACCCAGAGAACAGCACCAATCATATCTGCCAGAACGTTCCAGTACAGACCGCGACCGACATGGCTACTGAAGTACTTGAATACTTGAACGGCAACCGTGAGATGCTCGACTCGACCTATACTTTCCAATATAACTTCGACCATCGCGTCGAGACACCCGGTTCTAAGGCTACGACGCTGGAAGGATTTTTCTAATGTCTTTTGTGAAGTTTGGTTATGAAGAAGCTGATAATACTACAAATATGAAGCTTGAAAACGGTAAAGCAGTTAAAAAAATCGACTATAAGTATAAAGAAGATGTGTACTTAAAAGAGCTAATGTGTTATATTAATAATACATACGGCGAGCACTATTCCAAGAACAAATTTCAAGCTACTGAGTTTATCATGGACTCTGGACATGGTACTGGTTTCTGCGTCGGCAATGTACTCAAGTATGCTCAGCGGTACGGACGCAAGGGTTTACCCGACGATTGGAGAAAAGATATGATGAAGGTAATCCACTACGCAATTATGCAACTATATGTTCATGATATTGAATTTAATAAGGAGTCTAAATAATGGAAATTAATGTACCTATTGATAAGTTGAGAGAGAATAAGCTGTTCATCGCTACGCCGATGTACGGCGGCATGTGTGCCGGTATGTTTGCTAAGTCGACTGCAGACTTGTCAGCCCTATGCACGAGCTACGGCATCCCTCTTCAATTCTACTACCTCTTCAATGAGTCACTCATTACTCGTGCTCGTAACTACTGCGTAGATGAGTTCATGCGCTCTGAGTGTGAGCACCTCATGTTCATCGACTCAGACATCGGCTTCAACCCACAAGACGTTCTGGCTCTCATGGCTCTTCAGGCGCAGGAACCTGAAAAGTATCAGATCATCGGTGGACCATACCCAAAGAAGTGCATCAGCTGGGAGAAGATCAAGCTGGCAGTAGATAAGGGTATCGCCGACGAGGATCCAAACATTCTCGACCGGTTCGTTGGCGACTACGTCTTCAACCCCAAGGGCAATCAGAATCAGATCTCTATCAACGAGCCAGTCGAGGTTCTTGAGATCGGTACCGGATTCATGATGATCCATAAGTCAGCCTTGAAGAAGTTTGCTGAAGCCTATTCGCAGTATAATTACAGGCCTGACCATGTTCGTACTGAGGCTTTCGACGGCTCACGTGAGATCATGCAGTACTTTCAAGCAGAGATCGATCCTAAGTCCAAGCGCTACCTCTCTGAAGACTACTGGTTCTGTCAGAAGGCCCAGGAGATCGGACTTCGTACATGGTTCTGCCCATGGATGAAGATGCAGCACGTCGGCACGTACATCTTCGGTGGATCACTCGCTGACTTGGCGTCTATCGGTGCATCAGCCACTGCAGACCCAACTGCTCTTAAAAAGAAAAAGTGAAGGAGAACTATATATTATGAAACTTGATCAAAAGACGATTACCGTACTCAAGAGCTTCGCGAGTATCAACCCGTCTATCCTCTTCAGGGAAGGTGACGAACTTACTACCATCTCTCCTACCAAGACGATCATGGCGAGGACTAAGGTACCAACCTCATTCCCTCGCCGGTTTGCCATCTACAATCTTGGAAGGTTTCTCAGCACTATCTCACTGTTCAACGATCCTGAACTGACTTTCGAAAATACTCATGTCAATATTTCAGACGGCACCAGCCGTAGCTTGAAATATACATACGCAGACGAAGTAAACATCAAGACTCCTCCAGATAAGAAGCTGGAACTTCCGAGCGTAGACGTAGAGTTCAAGATCAATACAGATCAGATCCGCGACGTCGAGAAGGCACTCGGAGTTCTCGGGCTTCCTGAGATCGCTGTAGGCGGCGACGGTGCAGAGATCTTCATCGCTGCTATCGACTCAAAGCTTCAGGGCGGCGACTTCTACAGCCTTCGAGTAGGAGAGACTGACAAGAAGTTCAAAGTGTTCTTCAAGTCTGAGAACATTAAGATGTTACCCGGTGAGTACACAGTCCAGATCAGCTCACGCGGTATCTCTCGATTCTTCAACGATGAGACAGAGTACTTTATCGCAGTTGAGTCTCACTCAACATTTGGTTGACATTATCTGGCCGGTAAGATATAATAGTCTTACCGGCCTTGTTATATGATGGAGTATGTGATGAACGAAGATTTTCTATGGGTAGAGAAGTATCGCCCTAAGACCATTGCTGATACTGTGTTGCCTGCAGAGTTGAAGTCTGTATTTCAACAGTTTGTTGATCAGAAGAATATTCCTAACCTTATTCTGTCCGGCTCTGCCGGCGTAGGTAAGACCACAGTCGCTCGAGCCATGCTTGAAGAGCTCGGATGCGACTACATCGTCATCAACGGGAGCATGAATGGCAACATTGACACACTCAGAAACGAGATCCTCAACTTCGCCTCAAGTGTATCATTTAGTGGAGGACGTAAATATGTCATTCTGGACGAAGCCGATTACCTTAACGCTAACTCCACCCAGCCTGCACTCCGTAACTTCATGGAAGAATTCTCACGGAACTGTGGGTTTATTCTCACGTGTAATTTCAAAAACAGGATCATCGAACCACTTCACTCTCGCTGTTCAGTTATAGACTTCAAGATCAACAAGTCAGATATGGCCAAGCTCGCTGCTCAGTTCTTCAAGCGAGTGACGACTATTCTCGATACAGAGAATGTTAAATATGACAAGGCTGTAGTCGCCGAGGTCATCCAGAAGCACTTCCCCGACTGGCGTCGAGTACTCAACGAGCTTCAGCGCTATTCCGCGACTGGTGCTATCGATACCGGCATCTTGACAGACATGGTAGATGTATCTATCAAGGCGCTGGTCGGTATGATGAAGGCCAAGGAGTACACCAACATTCGTAAGTGGGTCGGTGAGAACTCCGACGTCGAGCAGAGCGTCATATTTAGAAAGTTCTACGACACCGCCAGCGAGTATGTCAAGCCAGTCTCTATTCCAGTCTTGGTGTTGACACTTGGTAAATATCAGTATCAGGCAGCGTTCGCTGCTGATCATGAGATCAACTTGATGGCCTGTCTTACTGAGTTGATGCTCGAGCTTGAGTTCGTATAAATGTCACCATTTGATTACATCAAGTCAGTCACTTTAACAAAAGAGAATCTTATCAACAACGAAGTTGAGGAGAAGTCCTACTCTGCTTTCATGGTCAACCGCGGTCTATCATATTTCATGGACACGCTGTTCTATGCCCAGGAGATGAATATTAACCATAACCTGGACAACAAGCTGCAGTACGACTATCTTCTCAAGTCTATTAGAAAGTCTAAACGCTTCTCGAAGTGGTCAAAGAAAAAAGAAAGCGAAGATGTAAAGGCAATCCAACAGTACTACGGCTATAGCCATAGGAGAGCAGAAGAGGCTCTGGGTGTATTGACTAGAGATCAAGTGAACCATATCAAGAAGAGAGTCAACATAGAATAGACTTCCGATAAGCTTCTCCGAATCATAAATAAAAAGAAATTTTATTGTTCGGGGTACTTTTATGAATTTAGTTGAGTCATTATTAGAGGTGAAGATAGGAGAGGAAGAGGACTTCCTCAAGATCAAGGAAACCCTCACAAGGATCGGAGTGGCTTCTCGCAAAGAGAAGAAGCTCTATCAGTCGTGTCATATCCTGCACAAGCAGGGAAGATACTACATAGTCCATTTCAAAGAATTATTTGCACTCGATGGCAAGCCTACGGACTTTACAGACGAAGAT